GGTCGGTCCTGAGCGGCGCGGTGAGCGCCGTCTGGGGCGGGATCATGACGGCGATCTCGACGGTCGTGGACTGGATCTCCACCTACGTCGGCCCGGTCCTTTCTGGTGTATGGACCGGCATCAAGGTCGCCGTGTGGGTCCTGGCTACCGCCGTCGCCCTGTACTTCCAGATGTGGTGGGCCGCGATCTCAACGGTCGTGGACTGGGTGGTCACCTACGTTGGGCCTGTCCTCGCTGCCGCCTGGGAGGGCATCAAGACCGGGGCCCAGTACCTGTGGGCGGGCATCGTCTGGGTGTGGGACGGCATCAAGGCTGCCGTCGGCGTGGCCGTGGACTGGTTCAACGCCTACGTCATGCCGGTCCTGTCTGCCGTCTGGGACGGCATCAAGATCGGGGCCCAGTTCCTATGGAACGGGATCGTCACGATCTGGAATGGGATCAAGGCCGCGGTGCAGGTGGTGGCGGATTTCTTCACCGCCTACATCATGCCGGTCATTTCCGCAGTGTGGACCGGAATTCAGGTGGGCGCCCAATTCCTCTGGAATGGGATCGTCACCATTTGGAACGGCATCAAGGCGTCCGTGCTCACGGTCGTCGGCTGGTTCCAGACCTACGTGCAGCCCGTCATCTCCACGGTGTGGAACGGCATCAAGTCCGGTGCCGACCTCCTGTGGGGCGGGTTGAAGACCATCTGGGACGGCATCAAGAGCGTCATCAATACGGTCGTGTCTTGGTTCCAGAACACGGTCAAGCCGATCTTCGATACGGTCACGACGAATATCAAAAAGGCCTTCGAGAATATGAAGTCCGGTATTCAGACCGTATGGGATGGGGTTAAGTCGGTCGCCGCGAAGCCGATCAACTTCATCATCAACACCGTCTACCGCGACGGCATTAAGAAGACCGCCGACAGCATTGCCGAGAAACTGGGCCTCTCCATGAGGCTCCCGTCAGTGTCCGGCATTCCCGGATACGCCAGTGGTGGTGTGCTGCCCGGATATTCGCCTGGCAAGGACATCTACCATTTCTTCTCGCCCGACGGCGGCGGGGCGCTGGCCCTGTCTGGTGGCGAGGCGATCATGCGGCCCGAGTGGGTGAAGGCCGTCGGCGGCCCCGCAGCGGTCCACCGGATGAACGCGGCCGCCCGCGGCTCGAGCGGGGCGCACATCCCCGGCGGAGACCAGGGGGCTCGCTTCGCGGCCTTCGCCGACGGCGGTATCTGGGGCAAAATCAAGGGGGCCGCCAGCAGCGGCTGGAACGCGGCCACGAGCTGGCTGTCCAGTGCGGCGGATGCGGTCGCGTCGATCATCTCCGACCCGCTCGGGGCGGTGGAGAACCTGATCCGCCTCCCGATGAAGGCGACCATGGCCGGCCTGCCCGGCAGTGGGTTCTTCCACGACATGGCGGGGGCCCTGCCGGGGAAGTGGGTTGACGGCTTCGGGGAGTGGCTCAAGGGCAAGACCGCCACGATGGCCGCCTCGGACATCGTGAACGCCGCGAGGAAGGCTATCGGCGCGACCTACGTGTGGGGTGGATCGAGCATCCCGCCCGGCGTCGACTGCTCCGGCTTGGTCTACTGGGCGGCCCACCAGATGGGCTCCCAGATTCCGCGCCTGACGGCGGCCGGCTATCAGGCGGGGTCTACGCCCGGCGGGTCCTACAACACTCCCGGAACCTTGCTGTTCTGGGGGGCTCCCGCGCATCACATCGCCATCGCCTCCGGTAACGGGATGATGGTCGAGGCCCCCACGTTCGGGATCCCGGTCCGCGAGATCCCCATCTACGGGTCGCCGTCGACCGGCCTCTACAAGTTCGACAGTGGGGGCCTACTGCAGCCGGGGCTGACGACGGTCCTCAACGCCACCGGCAAGCCCGAGCCCGTGTTCACCGGGGGCCAGTGGTCGAAGATCGACGACCTCCTCGGCAAGGGCGGGAACACGCCGAGCGTGCTCGAGGTACGCGACGTCGACGGCGAACTCATCGGCCGGATGCGCGTCGAGGCTGAGCGAGTCGCCGTCGAGGCGTCACGCAACGACTGAGAGGAGCCAGGATGGCACTCAAGGGGTGGATCGGCACGACGTCCGGGCTCCCGTCCCTCCTCGTGGACGGGCCGGCCACGGTGACCGCTGGTGACCGCGTGCTGGCCCGCCTAGGGGAGGGGCAGCACCTCGTGGCTGACGCCCTGGCCGCGCCCGGCGTCGAGACCACCTACAGGGCGGGCGAGGACGAGGTGACCCTCACCCGACCCGCCGGGTACTGGTACGGCGTCTACGTGGCCGGCCGGGACGGGAGATCCGCCCCCGGCCTTATCTACGTATCCAACGAGGACCCCGTGGAGTGGTCGGCGAAGGTCGAGCGCGTCGCCAGGGTGACCCGGTGGGCGCTCCGGGACGAGCCCGAGACGGGGACCGGCGTCATCGCCTGCAACCCCGCCGCCGAGGCATACGTCTGGTGGGTACTCCAGTCACACGCCCCGATCATGCTGATCCCGTCCGCCCCGACGGCGGGGGTGCCGCCGAGGACGGTCATCGTCACCGGCGTCTCCCGGAAGCGCCTCCACGATGACCTGATCGAGCTGACGGTGAAGTGGACCGCGCATGAGCCCCGGTCGGAGGACGCCCCCCTGGGGGCTGTCCCGGTGACCACGTGGGGTGAGTGGGAGGACTACGGGGAGGCACACCCGGAGGAGCCGGGCTGGCAGTCCTGGTCGGCCATAGAGGTCGCCAAGCGTGTGCAGGGGATGCCATGAGGCCGGGGCCGTCTACTAGTGCCCTGGCTGGGCCTGTCGCCGTCGGGGCGCGCATTGACGTGCACCTGGGGCGCACTGTGGTCGCCCTGGATATCCCGTGCGAGGACGTGCAGATCGACTGGTCCAGTGACCGCGTGGTGCCGGGGAAGCTCACCTACACCTGCCCGGCATCCCTGGTGCCCGAGTCGCCCGCCAGCCCGCTCAGTAACTACGGCCAGCGCAGCCATGTTGTCGCCATCCTCGAGACCCGGGATGGCCGGGATGAGGTTGACCTGGGGTGGTGGCAGCACCAGTCCTGGGAGGAGGAGTCCTCCGGGAAGGTGAAGGTGGAGTGCCTCGACCTGCTGCAGGTGCTCGAGCAGGATCCGATGGCTTGGCCGTCGTCTCCGCCTAGTGGGGCGACGGTCCTGTCTGAGGCTCAGCGTCTGGCTGGGTCGCTCCCGGTGGTGCTGGATCCGGGTACCCCGAATCCGCTGGTGCCCGTGTCCACTCAGTGGGGGCACTCCAGGACTGAGGCGATCCGGGACCTGTGCCGCCCGAGGGGGATCAACTGGGCGGTGAAGGCGGACGGCTGCCTGCACCTGTGGGCACAGGGCTCCGGCTCAGAGCCGGTGGCCCGCTACACGGGCCGGGACATGCTCATTGAGGCGCCCCGCAAGTCGGTGGAGCGCCGCCCGAACCGGTGGGTCGTCGTCGGATCACCCCAGCAGTCGGACGACAAGAAGCCGGCCGTGAAGTGGACGGGCGTTGCCACGGCCTCCTCCTGGCCCTACGAGCCCGCGGTCTATGGCTGGGTGACTGAGCGCAAGGAGTTCAACGCGGCGGCCTCGGCGGGGGCCGTCCAGAAGGCGGCGGCCACGAACATGGCGACGGACCTGTCGGCGGCGTCGAAGCGGCAGGTGGAGATCGCCCCTGACCCGCGCCTGGAGGCCGGTGACGTGATCGCCGTCCACGCCGACGCTGGTGAGGTCATCGTCGGCAAGGTCGTGGCCTACTCCCTGCCGGTGGACAAGGCGGGCGGGCAGATGAGAGTCGACGTCGAGGAGTTGTCATGGTGAGACCGAATCTGTGGATCGACCGCAGACCGTCCGAGCGCACCGCCGTCGCCAGCCAGCAAGCCTCCTACGGCTCCGGTTCGCAGGCAGGCACGTGGGCCACTGGCCGCGTCACCGACGTCATGGACGGCGGCCTGGTGCGCGTCGAGTTGCCGGCGGATGACCCGGTGAGTGAGGTCGTCGCCCCGGCCGACGGCGGCGTGACCGCGGTCGGCGCTGAGTGCGTCTGCCTCCAGGACGGCACCGGCCGCGTCTACCAGGTGGTGAGCCCCGCCTCGCTCCCTGAGGGAGGCCAGGCGCGTGCCACGGGCGCGACGGGGCGAATCGCCCTCGAGGCGGCCGGAACCAAGGCCGAGCTGGACGCCGCCAAGGCTGAGATCGACGCCGCCCAGAAGCGCCTGTCCGAGGAGGTCAAGGCCGCGAAGGACGCCGCGGCCACCTCCGGTGAGGCGGCCGCGAATGCGTTGAAACGTGCGATCGGCCGCGTGACCGTCGCCGCCACCGAACCCGCGGATCCCGTCGACGGCGACCTGTGGGTGGTGACCGGCGCGGACAAGCAGGCGACCGGCGTCAAGGTGTGGTCCGCCGCCGCCACCGCGTGGCAGGACTACATGCTGGTGGCCGGGAAGGTCCTCGTCCCCGGCTCGGTGGGCGCGGTCCAACTGGCCGACGGCGCTGTCACCGCCCCCAAGATCACCGCCAGCGACGAACTGTGGGCCAAGGTCGCCACCTTCGCCAAGGTGACCACGCAGATGCTCCAGGCCGGGCAGGCGCGGATCACGGGGGAGTTGCTGGCTGACACCATCCGGCTCTCCACGCGGATCGTCGCCGGTGACCCCTCGGGGGATGCGGCGATCATGGACTCCACGGGACTTCACGTGGTGAAGGCGGTCGGCGGGCAGCCGAGCGAGGTCGTCACCCTCGGGACGGCCGGCCGCGATTTCCTCTCCATCACCGGCACCGACGGGCTCGCCAAGGCGGCCATCACCGGCGACGGGCTCGTGTCCGCGCAGTCCCTGTCCGTGGCCGACCGGATCACCTGGCGGGGCACCGACCTCGCCGAGACGCTGGCCGCCCTGCCCCGCGGCGTGATCGCCCACGGGTCCGTGTGGCCGTGGGGAAACGACACCAGACATATCGTCAGCCACGTTGATTCCCTCTTCGAGCTCGTGGTCGACGTCGAAGCCGGGCGCCTGTACCAGGTGGAGGCGACCATCCCATGGTTCGCGAGCAAGGCCAACGCCATGCTCGAGCTCTGGCTCAGGTATGCGCCGGTCGACGGCGGGAGCCAGGTCGAGCACCGCTACAGGATGGTGTCAGAGAATCTGCGCCAGATTCAGACGGGGCGGGCGGTGTTCCAGCTGTGGGAGCCGCCGGCCTCGGGCACGTATCGGTTGCTGTTCCTGGCCGCGTCGGCATACGGGGACTCTGCTGTAACGTTGACTGTGGAGGACAAGAGCCTCCCCCAGCCGTATGCGCTCGTGCGTGACCTGGGAGCGGCCGTGGAGCCGACATTGCAGATCAACAAGTCGGTGTCTCTGGGGCGCCCTGTTCCGAAGGCGCAGCCCGCCCCCAAGAAGAACTACACGAAGCAGTACCGGTCGAATTGGTGGAAGGCGTATTCCAACGGTAGCCCCGATTCGGCGTGGCCTGACAATATGCCGCAGGGGCGTTACGCGAACTGGAACTATCACTCTCTGATTGGTTTCCCGGATATGACCGGCGACCTCAGGGGCGCGACGATAACCGGCATGAAGATGTACGCCTACGCAAAACACTGGTACGGGCAGACCGGCGTCGCCTCTATCGGCGTGCACGGGCACCGTTCCGCACCCGGGTCTTTCAACTCTAATGGCAGTTGGCGTTGGTATGAGGCCGGCGGCTGGGGCCGCGGTGAAGGCCGGTGGGTGAGCATTCCCCGGAATCTGTGGCACGGATTCAAGGACGGTACCTATCGCGGTATTTCCTTTGAGGGAGTTGGAAATGCCTCCTACGGCTACTGGTCGCATGACCTGGTTATCGAAGTCTCCTACACCAAGTGAAAGGTGAAATGGAATGCCGGTGAATCACTGGAAGGGGATTCCAGTCCCCGCGGCGGGCGATGACCTGCTCTCAGCGTGGTCCAGCGCCTTCGATGCGGCGGGGGTCATCTTCCCTGCTCAGTCGGTGGCTGCGGGCCGGGAGATTCTGTCGAGAGCGCAGGCGGCCGGGCATCCCCCGACGGCCGCGCACCCCGCGTACCTCGACGTCTCAGGCGTGCTCTACCGCGCCGACGGGACGAAGAACGGCGACCGGTGGGTGCTCCGGCCCGTCAACGAGGTTCAGACCGTCGAGACGCCCGTGCAGCTGAATAACGCGCTGACGTTGAAGAACGGCCAGTACTCGGACGCCGTTACCGCTGACCTCGGAGTGAGGCCGTATGACCGGATAGTGCAGGCGTATTTCACCATTTGGGGTCGCGTATCCAATGGTGACGTTGACGCCGATCTTCGAATCCTGGGGCGCTCTTTCAGGGCGCGTTTCCCCAATGACGCCACGGGCGCGACCGTGACCGTGGTCGGAATGTGCGTGGTCCCTGCGGGGCAGGACCCGAAACTGCGCGCAGGATTCTCTGGCGCATATGGCACCGGGGGCACATTCTCATATGTGAACAACAAGGAGTATAGCGCGCTGGGCGCTATCGCAACACCAAGGAGCATGGCATAAGATGGCTGGAACATACCTGGACACGTCAGTGGTCGGGCTGAACGTCATGGGCGACGGAGATTTCTATGACCTCGCCCGCCGCGTCAACGCCGAGCTTGACAAGCGCTCATTCCTCAGCGACTGCAAGGGCGAGGTTGACAAGAAGATCGACACCTATATCGAGTACGCCTCCAAGGAGGCGAAGAATATCAAGGCCCTCCAGCCTGACGCGATGATCGGCCCCGGTGAGCTGCTTTCCGTCGACGGCAAGATTTACAAGAATGTTGCGCGCGCCTGGCTGAATCCGTTCAAGGCCGGGCCGCTGACCTTCATCAACGGCTGGGAGCAGCAGCAGGGGGGTGTCCTGTGAGCGTCGGCAGCGTTACCGCGCAGATCGCGCGGGAAATCTGCGACAACCAGCCGGTGGGCTACAGCCAGGGGGAGAGCCGACGCAGTTGGTACGCCGCCGCTGACGCCTACGGGCGGGTCCCCAGTCCGCAGAACGCGGACTGTTCGAGCCTGGCCGCCGGGTCGATCTCCTACGGTCTCCACCACACATACGGCGTGCCGTGGGGACACAAGGCGCTGCTTGAGCCCAACGATTTCTGGACCGGGAACCTCCGGTCCGGTATGGAGGCTCGGGGCTTCGAGGAGGTCAACTGGCCGAACGAGAACCTGACTCCCGACGGCGGCTTCCAGGTCGGCGACATCGTCCTGTCTGCCGGGAATGAGGGCGGCGTCGGCCACGTCATCATCATCGACGAGAACGGCTACGACCCGCTTGAGTCGGAGGCGTGGATCGCCGAGACCGGCGACCTGTACGGCGAGCGCGGCGACCAGACCGGTCAGGAGACTCGCACCGATCGCTACAGCGAGCACCCGTACACGCTACGTGGTGCCTGGACCTCCTGCCACCGCTTCAACGAGGCGAAGTTCTTCCAGCAGTGGCCCGAATTCGCGAATCGCAAGCCCGCGAGCTCCCCCGCCCCGGCGGCCGCAAGCTCGGAGCCCAAGCACGCGCACGGGATCGACATATCGTCCCACCAGGGCGGTCTGAACCTGCGGGCGATCTGGGCCGACTTCGTGATCGTCAAGGTCACGGAGGGTACCACCTACGAGAATCCGTTCTGGCGCGCTCAGGCGGAGGCCACGCTGGCCGCCGGTAAGCGACTCGGCCTCTACCTCTTCGCCAACGACGAGGACCCGAACGAGCAGGCCCGGTTCTTCCTCGACCGCGCCAAGGGCTACGCGGGCCGCGCCACGTTCTGGCTGGACTGGGAGGCTGACTCCCTCAACCTGGCCCCCTCGGACGCCCTCGTGATCCTGAACCGGATGGCCGCCGAGACTGGCTCCACGCCTGGCATCTACCTGAACGGGGAGGGCATGGAGAGCGGCGACTGGTCCGCCGTGGCCGGCCGGTTCCCGCTGTGGTACGCGGGAGGCCCCAACTACGCCTCCTACGGGCAGGCTTACAGCGACCCGGCCACGCCGACCGTCCCCTACTGGGGAGGCAACGTCCTCATTCACCAGTACACCGAGGACGGCTACTTGCCCGGCTACAACAGCCACCTCGACCTGGACCGCCTGCGCGACCGGGCAGCCTGGGACCGGATGATCGGCGGCGGCCAGGTAACCGCATCCGCCCCGGCTGCTCCCGCGACGCAGGCGAGCCCCTACACCGGGAAGTGGAACAAGAGTGACGGACAGGGCGAGCTTGTCTGTAACGGTGTCTTCGGGCCCGCGACGATTGGCCGCCTCCAGCAGGTCATGGGGACCCCCGTCGATGGGGCCCTGGACGACGACGGCAGCCCGGCGATTGAGCGGCTCCAGGCGTTCCTGAACTCCGTCGTGCCGGCGGACACGCAGGTCGCGCTGAACGATGCCCCGGCGCTCGACGTCGACGGCGTGCTCGGCCCGGACACGTGGCGCACGTTGCAGTACCTCATCATCGCCTGGCACCGCGAGTACCTGCCGGAGGGCTGGGAGTACGCGGATTGGGTCGACGGCGAGGCGGGCCCGGCGACCATTGGCGCTCTCCAGCGGGCGCTCAACAACTCCAAGGCCGGCTCCGGCCGTCTCTGGTGACCACCAACTGAAAGGAATCGCCGTGAAGGCACTCGTCTCTGACCCCTTCGTCACGACCGTCATCCTGGGCACGCTGTGGCCCCTCGTGCAGGCCGCCCTGGACCAGCCGTGGTGGACGAAGCGACGCCGCGTCGCCCTCGTCGTCGTCGCCGCCGTCGTCCTCACCGCGGGCACCTGGGCGCTGTCCGCCTACCCGCTTCGGGCCGAGCTCCTGGCCGGGCAGACCGCGAAGTTCTTGGGCTTCGCGTGGGCGGCCTATCAGGTCCTGTCTCACATCCGCATCGGCGGCGTGAACGTCCTGGGATGGGCTGGAATCATCACCCCCGGTGGTGAGACCAGGGATCACTACACGCCGCGTCACGAGGCCCCGTGATGCGTCTGGGCCGCCGACTCTGGGGAACGCTCCACGAACCGCGGGCGATCTCAGCGATGATGGCGGCGACCTACGTGCTCCTTGCCGTGGCCGTCGCCCTCATCCTGGGGGCACCCCGGATCCAGCCGTGGGACGTCACCGTGGGCTGCCTCATGACCCTGTCCGGGTGCGCGATTGGTGCGCCCGCGGCTTGGCGGGGCTGGTGGGGAGTTGAAGGCCCGTCGGCGGCCCTCGTCGCCCTCGGGCTCGTCGTCGTCGCCGTCGAGGACGCCGCCCGCGCCCTCACGTCCGACAACTGGCCCGGCTGGCCGCTGTTCGTCATCCTCGCCCTCCTCCTCATGATCGGTCAGCGGATCGCCCGCGTCTGGGGCCACACCTGGGAGCCCGGCTGCGAGCCGAACACCGCGCTCCGGCAGGCCGAGATCGGCGTGACCGTCGCCAAGGCCCGCGAGGCCGACGCCGCAGCACGCGCCATGGAGAGGGAGGACCCCGGATGCAGAAAGCCGAGCTGATCGGCGCGATCATCACCAGCGGCCTCGGTTCCATCCTGGTGACCCAGATCGGTGCCGCTATCCGGGCCATGTGGCACGCCCGGCAGGGCCGGGAGTCGGACCTGCAGGTGGCGCGCAGGGAGGCCGCCCAGTGGGAGTGCGTGGCGCGCCGTACGCGCGCTATCGCCCTGGACCGGGGTGCGCCCCTGGGGGACCTGCCGCGCGGCCCGGGGGAGACCCCGATCGGGGACCTCGCCGACGACTGAGATGGCCATTTCGGATGGCTATGCGCCCCTCTCGCCTGACCGGATGGGAGGGGCGCCTTTCGTCGTCTCTAGGGGCGGTTTGTGGCTTGATTCAGCGGTTTGTGCGGCGTCTCGGAAAGATGGCTAGTTGATGGCTAGTCTCGTGTTGGCTGGTCGGCAGTTTGGTGAGTGCTGGCAATGGGTTGCCCTTGTGGTGCCACCTGCTTTGGGAGCAGGGGGCCGCGGGTTCAAATCCCGCCAGCCCGACCAGGAAACCGCAGAATCAAGCCATATCATGGGGTACCTGCTTAGCTCCTCATACGCTATCCTGAGCCACAGATGGCTAGCCAGATGGCTAGCCGCCGACCAGGAAGGGCTATCCGATGGCATACGGGGAAGGCACCGTCTACCAGCGCAAAGACGGCAAATGGGTCGCATCAGTCGAAGCCGGCTACACGGCCAGCGGCGGCCGACGCCGCATCACCCGCGCGCGAGCCACCGAGGCCGAGGCCAAGCGCGCCCTGCGCGCCATCCGCCGGGAGGTCCTCGCCGAGCAGCAGTCCACCGTCGTCAGCCCACGCACCACCCTCAAGGCATGGATCGACACCTGGGCGC